ATCTTGCGGAACACACCGCCCTTGATGGAGATACGCTTACTGCCGCCGGTACTATTACCAGCAATGGCTTTTGTATCTTCGTCCAACCCCAACTCAACGTTGGCAAGCTGGCTCTGGATACTCGCAATGATACTGTTACTCATGTTCAAACTCCTCAGTTACTAGCCTTACGTACCGTGATGCCAAACTCACGCATCACACTAACACCGGGCGGCAGGCCATCGGCTTCGTTCTCGGCCATGTACTGCTTGAAGTTGCCCTGATGAATTCGTTTCTCCAGAAGTTCCAACGAAGCATTCTCGATGATGAACTTCCTAAAGTTGTCCCAGTCTTGGCAGAAGAACCGCTCGTTGAGCTTACGCATGATCGTGCCGTGCGTAGTCTTGATGCTGTCTGCATTGATGCCGTTGCATACGTCGAGCAGCAACGCCTCGATCTTGGACATGTCCTCTTTTAGCTTGGCGTCCTTGGCCTCGTACTCGCGCAGGATTTTGTCGCGCTCGCTACGAATGTTGAGATACGCCTGAACCGCTTCTTCCGTATTAATGTTACTCATCGTTATCCTCCAACTCTTGTTTGTACAGGTCTACTAACTTCTGATGGTTATCGACTTTGCCTTGCAGCATTCGATACATCTTCTTCTCAACTTCACTGCCTTGCAGGTGGACGACGGTCATGTTGTTCTTCTGACCAACACGGTCGATACGCGCAACGCATTGCAGGTAAGTCTCCACACTCATCACAGGCGACCAGAAAACTACTGTGTCAGCAGCAGTCAAAGTGATGCCATGCGATGCAGACTGAGGCTGCACCACTAGAACGCGAGGGTCTGGCTGAGTTTGGAATCGCTCAATGATTTGCGAGCGTTCACGAGCAGAGACTGAACCTTGTATGACTTCACAACTAATATCCTCACTGGTCAAAAACTTGGTTACTACACCGATAGTATGTAGGAACCCTACGAATACTACAACTTTGTTTAACGTTTCATCAAGCACTTCTTTGAGCGCATTGAGGCGGGGCTTCACATCGAACTCGACCGTCTGGCCTTGATCGGTGTAGACCGCACCGCCTGAAATCTGTAGGAGTTTGTTGAGTGCAGCGGCAGCGTTGACCGCGCTGACCTGTTCGCCTGCGGCTTCTACAAGTAGTTGAGCCTTCAGGTTTTTATAGAAGGCAGCGACCTGTGGCGTCAAAGGTACGTCGCGTGTCTGATACACAACAGGTGGCAGGTCGAGACACTCTGCCTTGGTATACCGGATGGCTGGCTGTAATGCCTCGTGCACTCGACGCTCCGAGTTGAGCCTTGGCTTCCACGTAAACCGGGTGATCTGATACATCACCATGTCCTTCCATGCACCGGTATAGCGGGGCACTCGGGTCGGACTAACCAGCTTAGCCAAACCAAACGCATCGACAGGAGACTGCGCCGCTGGCGTACCCGTCATCATCCAGAGCCGGGTGCTGGGCTTCAGTAACTTAGCCAGCGTCTTCCAGCGCCGTGTCGTCGCGCTCTTATAAGCGTTGGCTTCGTCTACGATGATGAGATCAAAGCCACCGTTAGCCAGATCATCAAAGACCGTATGCACACCATCGAAGTTAATGATGATGAATTCGTAGTCGCCCTTGATCAGCTTGCGACGTTTCTCCTGTGACCCGTGGGCTACGCCACAAGTCCGGTGCATAGCAGTCTTGAAGATGTCGGCCTGCCATGCTGAATACATAATCGACAACGGACAGATGACAAGGACACGCTTGATGTGCCCCAGATTCATCAGGTAATCCGCAGCCCAGATAGCCGCAGAGGTCTTGCCAGTACCTGCCTCGTTGAAGCAGAACGCTCGCTGGCGTAGCGACAAGAACGAAGCTGTGTCCTTCTGATGCTCGAACGGCTTATAAATACCCGGCCAGTTGTAGTCCCGCAGCATCGGTGACGGAACGTTCGGCAGCGCACCGTCTGGTGCTTGCTCGTCTACATAGAATGCCAACGATGCAGCTTCAGGATAATCCCAGTACACCAGCAATTCTTTGCTGTAAGCATCGCCGCCCAAGGATTTGCTCTTGGCTATGTGTGCAAGCGCGGCGTTTGCCATCGGAGTCGGCAACACCATTTGTAACGCTTTGTTATCTACGATGTTCATAGGTTTCCTCACAAAAGCCCCTTACGGGGGCCAGTCGGCTTAGACACAGCCCGGAAAAAGCATTGCTTTATAAAACTGTTCTAAGCAGGCACGGTTATGCGTTGGGTGTTACGCAGGAGTGAGGTAGCAACTCCCTATCCTACACACTCATGCCTTGTGTGGATTCTGTTATCGCTCCTTGTAAAACTCACAAGTCTTGACCGGGCACCAACCACACAACGGGGTCGGTCTTGCAGGCCACTTGTCAGATACAAAAGCGATTTCTAATCTCCTCAGTTCGGGTTCAAAGACAGACCAAAGTTTCGGAATGTCTTCGCGTTCATACTCTTCGGACACAAACGAATTGTGTGCAACGAACAGTAAGCCACCCTTGATGTACTCAACGTCAGGGAAATGTTCAAAGGTCATCAACGCCATCAGCTTCAACTGCTTCGGATCAGGATAGCGATTGCTGCCTGTCTTGTAGTCAACGATGTAGGCTTGTTGATAATCCGCCACGAGCAAGTCCACGATGCCACGCACCCAGTAGTCAGGTGAGTCAAAGTCGCATCGCTCCTTGTTTGCAGTCAGTGCCATCTTGTACTCGGGGTAGTGCTCACCCGGCGTGGATCTCAGCACATCCATCATCGGCTGAAACCGCTGGTAGTTCTTAGCCAACGGAGCACCGTCACGCACGTAATCTTCCAGAGCCTTGTGAACTTCCGTCCCATACATCATCTGCTCCGTGACTTTCTTCACGAAGTTTTGTTTGATCTTGACCTCGTGATACTGCTTGGGGCAGTTGATGAAGTCCTTCAAACTACTGAATGACCATTTAACATTCGCCATAAGACTCACCATACTTTGCTTCACACGCGACGGGCAAGCCCTCAGCCCACGCAGGTGGCGTTGACATCACCTGAGTAATTGTCGCAAGCGCATGTTCCATATCGCTTTTTGGTGCCACGATCACAGCCGCGTCATGCACCGTCAGCACAGGGCGATAACCCTGCTTCTGAATCTCCAACATCTGCTCACCCACGATGATGCGAGCCAAAGCCTGCACCACGTTCTCGACCATCGCGCCGCCCCAGATAGACTGGATACCTTTGCGTGAGTCGTAGATGAATCGGTCGTTACTCTTACGCAGCTTCGAGTAGCGGATATGTAATCCATTCGGCAGGCGAATCCCTTGCGGCGTGATCCACAAGCACTTGTGCTTACCGATGGAATACTCTTTGGCTCCGGTCGGCCAGCCAGACAGATGCACCAAAGCCCTGTCACACTCTTCCCACAACGCCGGGATCTTGTGGTTGGCACTGCGGTACAGATCGACGATGCGCTTGCATTCCTCTTCAGGCAGGTCAGCCCCCGGAGGTTGAGTCTTCAACGTGTGCTGAAGCTTCTTCGCTCCGGTGCCGTAGCCCAGTCCAAGGACGCAGGTCTTACCGACGAATCGCTCGACCGGGTTAGCCTTACTGATCTGCTTCTTGTAGATCTTGCTGGCAAAGATCGAATACACATCCTCGCCATCACGGAACTGCTTGACTACATCTTCTTGGCCAGCCAACCACGCAAGGACGCGAGCCTCGATCTGCGAGGAGTCGCAGTTGATAATGACATGCTTCGGCGGAGCCACCACTGAATTCTTGAGTGCCTTCTTTCTCTTGTCTCTTGAAGGAAGGTTTTGAAAGTTGACGGCTTCCGAGCCTGCCCAACGACCCGTGTGAGCGCCGTAATACTTGAGCGGGATAGGTAACCGACCACGGTTCCTAGCACCAATATGAATAAAGCGTTCAATGCGTGACTCCTCTATGGTTGACTTGGTGCCGAGACGAACGGCACATAACTGCTGAATAAACGGATCGTCATGCTCCGTTAGCTCGATGAAACCCTCGTCATTCTTGGCGAGGGCGAATGTTTCCTTGTTCGTAGTCGGACTGATCTTGGTCGGGGGCGTGATCCCAAACTCAGTCAGAAGCGCAGCGAACTGCGGGTTGCTGGCCAACTTCTTGCGGACATCTTCTTCTGTCTCGCAGCCCAGCTTGCTCATCAGTCCAGACAACAGCGTGGACTTCTCTTGCTTGATCTCTTCAAGCCGCGTTACCAGTAACGCATCATCGACCATCAACACCGGCTGCGTGTACATCCGCAGGGTCATGTCGATCAGGTCAAGCTCGGGTGACGGGAACCCCTCTTCGAGAAGCCGAATGAAAAGCTTGTAGGTTAGGTTCACATCGTTTATGCAATATCCTGCATAACGCGCCAAGTCTTCCTTACTGAAATCAGCGCGGCGTTTGCCTAGCGCATCGACAACTTCCGTACCTTTCTTACCGAGGCCGTACCGCTCTGCCAGCGCAGCCAACGATCCACCTGCATCGACACCGTGAATAGCCCGAGCCATGCACAGCGTATCGAAGTACTTAGCAGGTGTGATCCCGAAGTACCATGACAAGATCGCTCCATCGAACTGCATGTTGTGGCAAAGCAGTGCGGAGTTAGTCCAATCAACTTGGTTGAGCCAAGCCTTGGTCTCTTCCTTCGTACCGCTGAACCACACGGGAGCATCGTCATCAATCTTCATCGCCACGCCGATCACTTCAAAGCGTGGGTTGTTGATGTACTCCTCAGTCGTGAGCTTCTTCAGCCCGTAGTCCGGGGCATAGTAGGTTTCAAAATCTAACGTGACGAAGCTCATGGATCAACGCTCCATGTTTCAGTCTGTCGTTGCAGCTTAGGCCACTCAGACGCTGTGACAAAAGACTTATCCTGCACGAGGATGTGATTAGTCGGCTGCGCTGTGAACCGACCATTGTCCAGCTTGACGAAGTAAAACTCTTTGCTCTGCTCTGGCTCCAAACTGAACCCATCCAGCATCGGTACAGCCGTGAACATATACCTACCCGTTAATTCCTGCTTCGACCGTAATCGAACGATTACAGGCACGGCTTCAAGAAACGGATATTCCAGTACGCTGAAGTTATGTCCGTAGCAATCCCACGTTTGAGCATCGCCGGTCTTCCAATCAACTGTTGGGTACTTATGTGCTAGACGATGCAGCGGCACGTTTCGATATACCGCGCCGCATTCCAGCATGACATGGCATCCCCACGTGCGACCGGGATGACTGACCAGACCGAACCACGCTACACGCAACCAATCATTGTTGCCAAAAGTATCTGGCTCGACCCAACAATATGTATGTCGGGGCAACGGCCCCGCGCCTGAGTAAATCATTTAGCTACCTTCATCCTGACTAGATGCCAACCCTTTGCTGTTTCCACAAAACCGGCGATGCCCAATGCTTCGACCGACCGGCAACTGCCGAACTTATACCGATGTGCTCTGAACGATTCTGGAGTAGCGAACTTGCGCTTACACTCCGTACACCTTCTTTCTTTTACGACGACCGTCATTTTTTAACCTCGCTACCTCTTTGCGTAACCAAATAATCTCGTCCCGACAAGCCCACAACACGCTGCCCACAGTGAGAAACTTCATCTCTGTTGTCGTCGAGGCATCGTTGATTTCAGTGGGTAATGCCTGAATCAAATCCAAGATATCGTCCTCAATTTCCACCCTTCTTCCTCCTTTTACGCACCGCTTTGCGTGTTAGATCCCAATGTAGTATCCGATGGCAGTTGGCACAGAGCGGTATGCACTTCTCTTCTGCCTCTTTGATTGCCTCGGCTATGTTTCTTTGCCTGACAGCCAGATAATTAACAGATCGCTTACCTTCTTTGATCACATGATGGAAGTCAATGATGGCCGGATGTTTCTTCCGACAGTGACTGCACCGCTGCTTCGTCTTGTATGCAATCCACCTCTCTCTGTCCCTATCTCTACCCTTCCTCGCTCTCTTGATAACCTCTTGTCTGTTTTCTTCGTACCACTTCCGTGCGTACACCTTTTGTTTGGCCTTCCTGATGGCCTCGTCCTTGTATGGCATCAACCCCCCTCAAAGTCTTTTCCTCCAGTACAACGCTCTTGCGAACGAGTACAAAACTTTGGGGGTATATAGCCTGAAGCCACACGAGATCAGGTTGTTGGCACTCGGTATATTGTCGGTGGTATCCGACACAGCCCATCTATACCCATGCCTTCTAGCCCACTGAACTCGTAGCCGGATCATCTGCCGCTGAATACCGTACCCCCTGTAGGCACTCAGCACACCACAACGACCCAGATATATCCCATCTTCCATTTGCTGTGATGGCGACAGACAACTAAATCCTATCGGGGTAACTCTGTGATGCGCCATCCACCACACCCCGTCCTCGGGAAAGTACAAATCATCCGCCGGGAGACATGCCTTTTGCAGCACCTTTAGCTGCCGCTTGATCCCCGGATCTGAAGGATCAACTTGTCCATAGGTGATCTTCATAGGTCATGATTTTACCTGACCTTTTTACCCATCTGGTACTCCAGTTCATTCCTCAAAGTAAGAAGCTCTAACGAAAGGACTGTAGCCTCGTTGGACAACCCCGCTCTCCGTATATTCTGCAATGATCGCTCGACGAGCGTCTGCTGACTTTGCCCATAGCCCCAAGGGGCAGCACTCATCTCGTCTTTCCACGCGCCGGGCGGGGACAGATTGTCCACAATCATTGACGTTTCCGTTGCCACCCTCGGCTTTGATTCTGTCGTCATATTGTTTAATACCTCTGTACATTGCTGTAGCCATGAAATACTGCGGAACACCCCATGCTTCCACTAGATCTTTGTACCTGATCCGCTCGTCAAGTTCTCGCGCCCTACGTTTACGCACCAACAAAAACTTGTACTGCTCAAACGTCAGCGTCAGGTTAAACCTAGTTGGCTTCGTGTACTTTTTCTCCACACTCTTTCCTCGTTTGGTCGCGTACCAACACCAACAATTTACACATCACGTGTGACTGCGAACGATTTTTGTTGTCGATGTCATACTGCTTGGCGTACATCTCGATGATGTCCCACCGGATGACTTCAAGACCGCCGTTGTCACCAATCTTTGCCCACACCGTCTCGCTCGGCACAGCCTTCACGTGGGTCTTGTCCACGATTAACTCGGCGTACTCCGCATCCTTTGGCGGTTTCACCGCTGCTTCTACTCTTGCCATGTCACATCTCCTTCGCTACTGCTAACCATTCGTCGGCATACTCCACGTTGCCCCAGTCTTTGAACCAAGGACCGCCACGAGTAAAGTGAACAGCCACGGGGTTCGGGCAGTCGTTCTTCGTATGCCACCCTTCCAAGTAGTTGTATGCAATCGGCAACGCACCGATGTGCGTCCCTGCCCACTTCAGTTGATGCAAGTACATCCCAGTGCCGATGTTGACCTGCTCAAGTGTCAGCCCACATTTCACGCTCTCGTGACCGCAGTTGAACAACATCAGGCTCGACCAATTCTTGCGGGGGTATTGGTGTTGTACCGCACCGTCCATCTTGGTTGTCTCTTTCGGCTTGTACCTATGCTGTACCACCATGACAGGAACGCTCGGATCAGCGTAGTCCATGATCCCTGCAACGTCGCCTCGCCAGAGGAAATCACAGTCCATGAACAATGCCCACCCGCTGTATCCTGCAAGATACGGTACGAGGAAACGAGTGAAGGAGAACTCGGTGGAAGAGAGAGGGTCATGCTCCCGCCAGTACAATCCGCGCTCACGCATCTCATGCTGCTTGATCGGCTTGATGTCGAGCCATTCGGAAGAGTTCCTAGCCAATGACTCCCTGCACACCTGATATGCAATGTCCTCACGACTGTCCCAACCGATAAAGACTTTCATCACGCCACCTCAAACAACTTCTTTCGTGCCTCGCCCTTGAAGTGCAGGATCTTGGCATCGTCGGTCTTGTGTTCAGGTAAACAACCATACACAGATTCATGTATCTCGCTCACCCGTTCGGGATACTTCTTGGCATAGATACGTAACGCTTCTTGATCGCCGTACCATTTGCGGAACTTCGGATCGAGCGCGTCGTAGATCGCCAGTAATTCCTTCCACACATGAACGCCTTCTGCCACAACAGTGCAGCCTACGTACGGGTACACCTCGTCAATCGTCTTGCCTTCGTACTCATCAAACCGTAGCCCCCGCTGCTCGACGTTGAAGATCGCGTCACGCTGAAACTCTCTTCGCAGGAACGCTACTTCGTTATGTCTTGGTAGCAAGTCTTTCACCACGATTTTGTCCTGCACCAACATATCCGTATCCAAGTACATGGTGGGAAGGATTGAACTCACGTAGATCTCGGCATACGCCTTGATTCGGTGGTAGCACAACTCTTCCCGATTAACTTCGCTCTCAACCCGGCGCGTGATGCCCATCACATCTGGTGTGGTCTTGTCCGTATACATCGTGATGAAAGCGTCAGGGTTGTGCCGTAGCAGCGACTTCACCATCTTCTGTGGCTGAGAGATGTCATCACCCACATGAAAGAAAGCAAAGTGGTTGTACGAGGGATCACGCAGCATGTACATCCGTTCCAACTCTTCCTTGACTTGGCGAACCTGCAAGTCCCACGGCGCGTTCATGTTCTCGCGCTGAAAAATCTTGACCTCGGGATACCACATACTGCGATACCCCTTGCGGTTATTCCAATACCACAACTTGTTGGCATCGAGCAGCATGACAGGCTTACCCATCGCAGCGGCTAGATGCACGTTGGCATTCGATGGAGAAACAATTATGTCGCACAACTCCATGAGCGCAGCGACGTTCTCCAAATCCAAGAAGGTGTCGATGTGCGTCGTGATCAGGTTCGGGTGAAAGTCCTTCGCCTCATCCTGTGGTTTGCCGTACTGAAGATTGATGAACACGGTGTCGGGGATGTCGAACAGCGACCTGAACCCTTCCAATCCCACAGACTTGTGCTCACCGATTGCAGGTGCAGTGCTTGCCCATGACAGGCCGATGATGCGTTTTTTCTCAAGCCCGAACTCTTTCCTGAGAAGGTTGACTCTATGTGGATCAGCTTTGATGTAACTCTCGCTGCGGCTCGGCAGGATGTCGTGCACACTGTTAATGAAGTATTTGCCAAGGCTTGCGATGGGGATGTGCGAGTCGTGATCCGACATCTTGACCTTGGCATTGTGCGGCAGGAACGTCACGTTCTCGGCCTTGCAGCCACGTTGCATCAGCGGAGCCAACCGCATATCAATCAAGACAACAACGGACTCGACCTCTTTTGCCAACGCCTCGATGAGCGATGCGTAGAGAATCTGATCACCGATGCCCTGCTCCGTCCACACAATCGGACGCTTCAAGCCAAGACCACGCTCCCACTGTGGATGGATAGTAGAGATACGTGGGGAGTTAAAAGTCTTGCTACCCCATCGTCGCTCATAACCTTCCCACCCCGCTTTGAAGTCGCCCATCTGCAAAGCAAGCAAACCCAGAGTCCACCCCGTATCGTCGTTGGTCGGATCGAGACGATGTGCTAACTCAAAATACTTTCTCGCCGGTTGCCAACGGTGCATCTCCCAGTGACAACGCCCGGTCTGCAAAGCAGATGCGACAAGAGCAGGGTGAATCTGGTTGATGTTCTCAAGGATGCCGATAGCCTCGTCATACTTGCCTTCACCCGCCGCTGCCAAGCCTTTGTCAAAGATGGACTTCGCTGCATCTGCTAGGGTCTGCCCTTTCTTTTCACTCACCAGTAATCCCTCCCACCACGCTTTGCTCCCCATGCAGGGGGCGGCACGTGTGCCCATTCTTTCCTGCGAAACTCATCCGCACGTTTAAAGAAACCCAGTATCCACTTGATCATGGTTGTGCCCTTAACATGTTGTCAGAACGAGTTAATAGTTCTACCGGTTCATTAACATGACCCATCACACAGCCTCCTGCGGCACAAACTGCAACAAGGTGAACGGGAGTGATACCGCCGTCTTCCTGTCTTCACGTGGGTAGATCAGTACTCGGTTCGCACCATCCAACATCATCGCGTTGACCACACCCTTCTCGATGCCTTCAAAGTCGTCGAACACAAAGATAGTCTGGTCATGAATGATCTTCGGGAAGTATTGGAAGTCCTCTTGCTGCAACCGACCGTCCAGATACAGCAAGTCCACGTTGACCTTCTTATCGGCCAAGTCCTTGAACATATCTGTCGATGATGTCTTCGGGTATTGATGGATATGAAACGGTAGGTTGAGCTTGATGTCGTTCGACACATCGCAGGTGTAGATATCTACCTCTCCTTTGCAAGCTTCATACATCACGGTCGTCGATACACCGATAAACGTACCCACCTCGGCAATGACCTTTGGCTGAAAGAACTTCGCCAACTTGTACAACTCAACCGCATCGTCATACGGGACTGACCCGGTATTGTAGTCTGCATCAGCACGCAGCTTCTGCTGATCCTCAACAATCTTCTCAATGACCTCGTACGGGTAGTCATCCACCCGCTCATCTACGATGCCCCAGAAGATGTTACTGAATCGTTGCCGTCCAATCTGTACCGGGTTCATACACTTGCCCTCACTTCGTCCTTCTTACTCTCAACTGGTTGGAACTTGGTCTCGACCTTGGCTACAGCATCCCACACTTCGGACAACTCAATGAGAGTGTCGTACTTGCGGCGGCAGGCTCGTAGCTCAATGAGTGCGGTCTGAATCAGGTTCAACCGCAACGCCTCGTCGTTCATCACATCGTTGATGTGGCGGTAGCCGGGAAAACCCGACCCCGCCTTGCGATCCTCGATGAGAGAGACTAACGCTCGCACCGGAGGTTTCTGATCGTCAACTGGCTTGAGCACGAAGAGTCGAATGATGCGAGAGGCATAGTCGAGCCGTGCCTTCTCTGCCGCAGTCTTCTCATTCCACAATCCTTGCCGGTCGAAGTCTTCCCAGAGTGCCGAGTCCGGGTTCGCACGAGCGAAGTTGACGATGTGTTCCTGTTTGAGAAGCCCCCCGTGTGATACACGGAGGGTGTCCAGTTCTTCATTAATCCGATCACGCAGCGAGGACATCTGTCACCTCTCCTTGAATGTCAAACAAACCCCAACCCATGCCCGCAGAATTCTTCGAATCCGGTCGGCCTTCACCGATCCCGACTTGCTGACCTACGCGCATCATCAGGTTGATGATGTCATTGTGCGAGAACATATCTGCGTCGTACCGCACACGCACCGTCATCTTCCATTGCTTCCACATCGGACGCACACGGATATCGACAGACCCGTTATCGTTTCTAGCATACGTCGTGTGACGGTTCGGCTCGCCATAGATGCGAACCAACGGAGTCTCATCATCAATGTCATACCCGTCCGCGAGTACGAACGCAGCGAGCTTTGCATGGGTCATCTTGTACCCGACCGTACGACAGGCCGAGACCATTGCGTTTCTGAATGCACCTGCTGGCACACCGATCCAACCCTCACGGGTCATGTGCATCGCGCCCATGTAGACCTCATCAAAATCCTTCGGGTCACGCTTCTTCTTACCCTTTGCTTGCGAACCTTCCTTCTGCGTCTGGATGATTTGGTTCCGCGCCTTCTGCGAGAACTTGTTCATCACCAACGGAGCCGCGCCCGCAATGTTGATCTCTGCAATCCGAAACTTCGGAGCCGGGATCTCTACCTTCTCTACCTTTGTACCTTCTTTCGTAGCCACTTTAGTTTCTCCTAGTTAATTGATTAAACACACTCAAACTATTCAACACACTCAACACTCAATAAGTCCGATCCATACCGGGACTTACCAAACCGTGCCACACCTAGCGTTGCCTGCGATGCCTCACCTCGCTTCGCCTCACCTTGCCTGACCGCGCCGTGCCTGCGATGCAGAACCACACCTTGCCAAACCGAGCCATACCTGCGATGCCTTACCAGACCTTGCCCGATCTGGCCTCACCTAACCTCGCCTGCGATGCCTTACTAAACCTAACCGCGCCACACCGTACCAAGCCGAGCCTGCGATGCCTAACCAGACGCTGCGGGAACATACCGCGCCTAGCCAAACCTGCCTTGCCTCTCGCCGCCTGACCAAACGACCCTGCGCCTCGCCTCGCCTGCGTTGCCTTACCAAACCTAACCTCACCCCGCCATACCCAGCCTAACCATGCCTGCGTTGCCTTACCAAACCCAACCTCGCCACACCTATCCATGCCTGCCTTGCCTCTCGCCGCAGAGCCAAACCAGTACGCACCTCGCCTCGCCATGCCTGCGATACCAAACCGTGCCCATCCACACCTCGCCATGCCTGCGATGCCCTACCTTACCCAGCGTTGCCGGATCGCGCCGCGCCCGACCTTGCGAGACCGTGCCTCGCCATGCCTGCGATACCAGACCAGACCGTACCTTGCCCAACCTTCCCGAGCCGTGCCTGCCATGCCTAGTCGAGCGCAACTGCGCGATACCCGACCGAGCCTGACCTGCCACTACGCCCGTTTTCTCCGGGCAATCTCCCTCTTCAAATAAAACTCTGCTTTCTCCAAGTCCTGAACCGGATCGACACCGACCTTCTTGCCCGCTCGAACAACGTACTTCACAACGTTGAACAGGTACGCATTCTCAGTCAGCCCCTTCGCCTCTGCGAAGTCGATGAAATCAATTCCACCCGCTTTGTAATGCGGCGGGTTGTTCACAAGATCAGCTTCCCGATCTTTAATTTTGTCGAGCGCAGCGAGCGTAGCTTTCATCTCCTGCACCGAATCTAAAAGTCTCGACGGCTTTCTACTCATGTCCAAACAACTCCTTTAGTTGATCCACGTTCGTCTCATCAATGACGAGGGCGAGTCCGCCCGCATCTCGAATCCTTTGCATCGCTGCTTCTTGCAGCGCGGTGGGCTTGTTCTTCCCTGCCTTACACTCAATGGCCGCGAACGCACCCTGATAACACACGAGAAAGTCCGGTGTACCACTCAACCCATACCCACCTGTCGCGGGCATCGCGTAGTAACAACCCATCTCGGTCAGGTACTTCTTGACCTTCTGTTTGACTTTGCCTTCTGGTGTCATCGTGTTTATCTAGGTTCAAAAGAGGGGGCGAGTTCGCACCCGCCCCCACGCGGTTAGTGCATATTCTTAATGCTGAATCGTCGGCCTTTCTCAATATCAATGACTAAATAATCTTTGGCGGCTTTCTCCGAGATCACATCGAAGTACTTCCAGTACCAATCCAATATGTCCTGCATATCATTCGCCACACAAAGCAAGTCATCGTTCCTCTGGGCGACGATGAGATAACGATAGCCCGCAGGTACGTCGTACTTCTTGATGAGGTTTTCTTTGGTGAGGTTAGTCATGTGCTTTCTCCGATTAGTTATAGTCGGTTGAACCATTCAACCGGAGCATAGTATAACATAGCTTTACTAATTAGTCAAGCCCCTCATTCTTTGATCGAACCTCAATCACTCCTCATCACAACGTCTTTCGTAGTCGATCCCGCGTTCCCGGCACATATGCTGAAGTGTGACGAACGGCTGATGAACCAAGCCATAGAACCCGTACTTCAAAACTGTTTTGTACCGCTCGTGAATGTCATCCGGGTGTAGATACAACTCGTAGTCGAGTATCGCTTGCACCATCTCTTTGTCGTTCATCATGGCTCGCACCTCAAAAAGGAAAGTATTCACGCGGTTGTTTCGGTTCTTCGAGCGGGAGTTCTAATTGCCGCGTGATCTGGCGAGGTCTGCACCACCACTCGCGTAGCTCGTACAACTCCAGATCGATGTCATACTCGTTGTCACCCTTGACCGGGATAACCCAGTCGTTCCGTAATTCAAATGTTTTCACGTTCGCACCTCAATGCGTTTTCAAGTTTTCGAGGGTGTCACCAAAGAGGGCACGCTCTCGCATATCTGTCCGCGCCTCGATGGTATCCATCGCTTCCGCAAACTCTTCAAGCGACATAGACCGGGCGATATCGAACGCAATCCGCGCCGCTTGCATCATCTTGTCGTCATCCGGTGCAGTCGCAGCCAGAGTCAAAGCAAGCTCTAACGCCTCTTTGGGAGTTTCGGGAGGTTTTAGTTTGGTCATGCGACCTCCCCCGTATGGTCAGACTCCAAATAGTCCAATGCGGCCTCGTGCATCCGATCACGCTCGGTTTCGTTGCTTGTGTAATACAAGATGAAGTTATCCAACACTTCCAGATGTTGCGTCAGGGTGAGCGTTACCCCACCCGATACCTTCCAGACGGGTTCAGATCGCTTGCTGTAATTAGGCGGCGGGATTAGGTCGGTCATGCGGCCTCTAACTCAAGCATCACAAAATACTTCTTACTCATCACACTTCCTCCGCGGCGGCGATTGCCGCATCGATGTTGTCGTAGTTGTCGGATGTTGCAGATGCAATCAGCCCGATGTCGGGGTCGTCCCCGAAAGATTCCTCGGAGCGATACACGCACACGTTGAAGTCATCGAACGTCGGGTAGTCCATCCCACCCGTGTCGGTGATCACGATGTATCGCCCGTCTTTTAGCGTCTGCGTCAGGGCTTGGAATCGCCCGTCGTCATAGGCTTCGAACTCGGGGAGTTCTGCGCGGATGTCGTAGTCGCGGTCGTTGATGTTCATTGTGCGTCTCCCGTTGCCTTGGCGATAGCGGCTCGTAACTCTTTGATGGTTAGGTGCGCGGGATCGCCCAACGAAAAGCACTCGGCCTCGGCCAACCCCTCAAGGTCGGCAAGCGCACAGCGGCAAGCGTCCAGAAGGGCAGGCGCGGCAGAGAGTAGATCGCCCGTGTACTTACCACGCGCTCCAATGACTTCGATTTTCATGCGACCTCCTCAATATCCATCTCGCAGTAATCCGCCACGCCACAGTCGTAGCCTCGCTTGTAGGCAAGCCGCACCTCATCAGGCAAGGCATCCACAAACTCTTGAGAGGCTTTATAACCGTGATTTCTCCCGTCGTAATAGCCTCGGGCAAACCAATATGTTCCCTTGCTCATGCGACCTCCCGCTGCTCTTCAACATCATTAATAAATTCTTCTGCGTGTACGCATCCGCAATTCATGAAGGCTTCGTCATCCTCTTCCCATGTCTCAAGTGCTAGCTCTTCTGCCTCGTCTTTATCGTTGGCCTCGACCTCAATCTGGTAGACCCGGTGTTCGATCCGGGCAAGTGACACCACAAACTTTTTCATGCTCGCACCTCGCTTTTTCCTAGTTAGTTAAAGAATCTTAACAACGTCTCGACAATAAGCTCGCGTTCGCACCCTGTCAAGGGGTCTAAATACTTTTTCGAATCCTTTTTGCTAGGCTTTTTTGCTACGCATTCGAGGCCGGTACGCACCCAACCTGAAACCCGTACGCACCGGGGAAAAAATCCCCGTCAACCTAAAAAGCCCGGTAAAAAATACTCGGCGGCACGTTCGCACCCGGACAAAACAGGCAAAAACCTAGTAAAAAAGGGGGGCGGTATCGTCCCGCCCCAAAAACCTACCCGGAAAACATCACGCCGTTTTGCGTATCTGATAGACCATTGTCCCCGTGGTGATCACGATCTCGCCGTGCTCTAGCATCCATATGAACTGCGCCCGGTCGAACGGGTGCATGTCTTCGAAGTCGTCGAACTCCTGAACCGTGGCCGGTTCGCGGATAGGGTCGCCGTATCCTCTCGGGTTGCGTATCCATCCGCCCGTATTGTGTACCGCGTACTTTTTCATGCTGCTAACCTCTCCCGAACTACTTTCGACATGCTCCGCCCATGCGCGACATACGCCACCACGGCTACGTCTTTTGAGTAACAGGCGCGACACGCGCCACACTGGCCGTTGTTCATCGCCGCATGGCATAACGTCGCCCCTGCCGGTACAGCGTCAACAGACGGGACAATCGTCGAACCATGCACACCGGGGATGTAGCCGCCCGTTACAGAGTCCGAAGAGGGTCGCACCATCACGTTCGGCAACGCTTGCATCCGGGTGAGCACATCCGCGAACTTCGCAAACTTATACATGCGAGTCGGTAGCCAATGCTGCACGTGCGGGGTCGCTTGCATAACCTCAAAAATCTTTTCGGCGAGCGCGAGCGCGTACATGTCGCCCGAGTCGAACCAACGGAAAAACCGATCATTTTGCAGAGCCGCGACCATGTCGGCCACCCATGCGTCACGTTTCCAATCTTCGCGATTCTCTTCGCGAGGGGCGCGGACATTCAAAAACCGATAGTTTCCCCCGTATGCATAGCACCCGGCGCACGGGTCTACCAGTTTCCCATCCGCACCAATTGAACCCGGACATGTCTCGCGAGCGATAAGCGACCATGAGCGGACGCCATCGAGCTTCGATGTTTTGCTGATTCTGATCACGGCGCGACCCCCTCAGCCTTGCGGATAGCGGCGCGGACAATCTCCAGAGCCTCACTGTTTCGGGTCGCCGCGTGGTATCGCAACTCACTTTCGGCCACTTTTAATGCTCCGATCAAGTCCGGCGCGGCCGCGATTAGATGTGCATGGGTCTCGCTGCTAAGCCCTTTCGATATAGTGCTGAGCGAGCGAGTCGAAATAACGTCATACGTCGGCGGCGTACCGCACCCGTGAAAGTTTTTCAAAACAGACCATTGCATGATGCTTTTTCCTATGTTGGATGGGGGCGGGTGTGAAGTCCCCGCCCGTGATGGTTTAGGCGGCTACGGCTAGCGTGGCGCGAGTCTCGCCCGTTTCGCTTGCTTGCATGATGTAGTCGCAAGCCTTTTGAGCTTCGCTCGCGGCGCGAATGATCGCCTTGCTATCGCTTTTCAATACTTTCAGCCATGAGGCGAGGTACTGAGCGTGATCGGGGCGGGGGTCATTCGTTATGCCTAGCTGAGCACATAAAAACGCCGCGCCCATTTCGGCGGCTAGTTCTTCGACGGCATAAGCTTCATCGCCGAACTTTTTGAACTTTGTAAAGCCCCGCGAAAGGCGCGACTCGTGTCCAGTCCAGTGAGTCAACTCATGTAGTGCTGTGCTGTAGTAGGCTTCCGTTGGCGAACTCGTCTCGGTTCCGATGAATGCGGCGCGCTCCGGTAAATAAATCTCGTCAGTCGAATGACGATAAAAGGCGCGGCTACCGGCATGGGTGACCTTCGCCCCCGTCGCTGTAATGACTTCGTCCGCCCGTGCTATCCGTTGCGTCAAGTCTTCGCGGGGTGCGGATGCTTCGCCCGTCTCGCCGTCTACCTGTTCGGCGTTGAAAAGATAAAAGGCGCGAGCGAACGGCGTCGCCTTAGTTTTCCCGGTAGCGTCTTCGTGCTCCGTGATGGTGTAGAAAATCCCGGCGGTAGCCTTTTCGCCCTTGCGGACTTGCGCCCCATTCGCCGCCCATTGTTTATATGTCGCCCATCGATTCGAAGCGTAGCCGTGTTGCATACCGGCCACCCATAACGTGAGGATGTTCGAGCCGCGGTACTTCGCCCCGGTAATAGCGTTGCATGGGATATCGTTCGCCGTGCTCGCTCGATGCCACGGCATTCGGAACTCTCCCGCGCCTTGCTCGATTGCGTTGATGATGTTGGCCGTCACTGTTTCGTAGATGTTCATGGTTATGCTTTTTCCGTGTGGTGTGGATTGGTTAGGCAATGGCCGCGAAAATGAAAAACAGCGGCGGGGCGGTGATCAGGAAAAGCCAGAAAAAAATCTCGGGGGCGTGGTTTCGCTTGCTCATGGTTTAGACCCTCTTTAAAAGACAATGCACGGCGGCGTAGACGTAGAGACAACCCGCCCCGGTTAGGAGCATTCCACCCGCGAGGGTTTCGAGGTTGGCCGCGTGGTGTAGGTTCGCGAATCCGATATAGGTGAAAAGAGCGCCGCCCGATAGGTTGGCAAGGTGTACTAGTTTCATGGTGAGGTTGCTCCGGTTAGGCTTGAACATCTGAGGCGATGTAGTGCTCGGACAATTCCGGCAAGGTTTTATCGAATCGAATCCGGGCGGCGTCGATCGCTTCCGGTGCGGTTGCAGCTTCAACCTTGAAGCCGAAAATATCAGGCTTCCCGAGATTCCCGGCGGGTGCGGTTGAGCGCGGCGAAAAGGTGACTAGATACTTTTTCATTTTTGCTCCGGTGTGGTTTCGTTCGACGGGTCTATTAAATAACTTTTCTTTACTTATTGGAAGCCCCCCGGCGAAATTAATTGATGCCCCTCAATGCTATGCAATTTAGGCAGCTATCTGGTGCGGCGAGGTAAGGCGTGGCCGGGTGAGGTTTTGCGGGGTTGGGTGTGGGTAACCTTGTGGATATCTGACTGGCGGGGTTTTGTTCCAGAGCCGGGTCTAGTTTTGTTCCAGTTGTTCCAGAGGGGCGAAAATGCTGGAACAGAAAAAGTCTAATAAAATCAACGGGTTAGGCTTAGGCTTGTTCCAGAGTTTGTACCGGGATTTTTGTACTATGGAACGGCGAAACGGCGAGGGGGGCGACGTAACTTGTTGTTTTTATTAGAATTGATTGATAATAAGTAAAGAGAAAAAAGAGAGAAAAAAGGGATTTTTGAAAAACGAACGGGTTTCAAATTATTTTCGAGCTTTTTAACGCGCCGCGCTCCCTTGCTTCGCTCTCCCGATTTTTGCGCGATTCTGCCGGGCTACCCCTCGTTTTTGCTGGAACACTGGAACAAGCCTAAAAAAACGGCGTTTTTCCTTTTAAAATCAAACACTTGCGCTGTTCCAATTTCTTTGATCATCTGGAACAAGCCCGGAACAAGCCTAAAAAAGCCAATATAATCAATGCCCCTCGCCTTGTTCCACGCGGTTTTTCCGCGTTGTTTTCTCGCCACATAATCGGGCGCGACCTTGCGGGGTCTAGGCTACGTCTGGACTAGGTTAGCGCGGTACGTTCGCGCTCGCCGGGTTGGGTCTCGCCGCGCATGGTGCGACCCGGTACAGCTTGAAACAGATACGCTCCCCTTGCCTCACGCGGTCTCGCCGCGTCTACCCCGCCCCCCTCGCCGATTCTGGAATCGGTCTAGGCCAGACCCTACCCGCCCCGTACCCCCCGCTGTCAGGCTGAGACTCCGCGCTCGCCCCGCCCCGCTTTGATCCACACAAATCACCACGCATTTTTTAAAATCTGGCTGGGCCGACCCCACCCCCTCGCTATAAAACACCCCCCGGTATCCAATTTGGTACCATGCCCAAAATTCGTATATATTTCGCAACAATGCAGCCACTGGTCCCTGACATCGAAGAGAACCTTGCTCTCCCGGCAAACGCGGCTGAGGCGCTACCGGACTTGTCCCCGGCTGAAGAACTGGACATGCGGGCTAGAACCATCAAGTTCATATCGGACGTATCGAGCCAGCCCATCATCCCGAACGAGTCTGACAGCGCGTCCGCACAAGAATTGGCCCGCAAGATGATCAAAGACCCCAAGGCCAGACCAGATTTTGCCAAGTATCCGAACGAGGCCATCGCGTTGTATGCAGGGTTAGCTGCCCGGTACAACCACATGATTGTGGAAGAGCTATCTGACCTGAAGCTCTACGTGGTGAATAAGCTGTTTGAGGCTGCGGAGCAGGCAGATGACCTGAAAACGCGCATCAATGCCCTCAAAGCCTTGGGCGAAGTGGACGGGATTGACGCCTTTAAGAAGCGTAGCGAGGTCACGCACATCATCAAGCCGATTGAGGAAGTGGAGAAGGAGCTTCTCTCGGTGCTGGAAGGCATTGAATATACGGTGGTCACTGAAGAAAACGGTGCATCACGTGGGTGATGTGGTTGGATTCAAGGGGAAGAAGTCAAAAAAGGCTGTTGAAGCCGAGGAAGAAGTAGCTATCGTGGCCTGCGGGAACTGCGAACAGCCTACTTTCTATCTTTCAACAGATGGCAGGGTGTTTTGTGAAGAGTGTTTGTACCCCGTTGCTGCACTCTGGACTCAAACAGACGAACAACTTAACCCAGATCCGCCGCTCCCCGCCGTATGAGCCTGCAACTCACACCTGACAAGCTGCAAAAGCTGAAAGCCGCCCTGCCGACGATGCCGGACAAGGAGAAACGGCGCGTTGCTGAGCTATTAAAGAACTATCAGCAGCAGATTACGCAGGCCAAGGGCAAGGAATCGTTCCTCGACTTCATCAATCATGTGTATCCGGGCTACAAAGTGGGTCCGCATCACCGTCGCCTAGCCAAGATCTTCGAGGAAATTGCGTTGGGTAAGAAGAAGCGGGTCATCGTCAACATCGCTCCGCGTCACGGTAAGTCGGAGATGATCAGTTACCTTGCTCCGGCGTGGTTTCTAGGCAAGTTTCCCCAGAAGAAGGTCATCATGGCGTCCCACACCGCAGACTTGGCGGTGAACTTCGGTCGTCGGGTGCGTAATTTGGTGGGAGCGGAGAACTATCGTGACATTTTCCCCCAAGTTGAGCTTCAGGCCGACTCTAAATCTGCTTCTCGATGGGGTACTAATTTTAACGGCGAGTATTTTGCTATCGGTGTTGGCGGTGCTCTTGCTGGTCGAGGCGCTGATCTGTTCATTATTGATGATCCCCACTCAGAACAGGAAGCTAAACAAGGTCGCGCAGACGTTTTTGAACCGGCTTGGGAATGGTTCCAGTCAGGCCCGGTCCAGCGATTAATGCCGGGTGGCGCGATCATCGTCGTGATGACGCGGTGGAGCAAGATGGACCTGACCGGCAAGATCGTGGATCACATGACCCGCGAAGAAGGGGCAGACCAGTGGGAGGTCGTAGAGTTCCCGGCCATCCTCAACGAGAAACCGCTTTGGCCTGAGTTCTGGGGCATTGACGAGTTGCTGGCAAAAAAGGCCAGCATGGATGTGCGGTATTGGCAGGCCCAGTACATGCAGCAGCCGACCTCGGAGGAAGGCGCTCTTATTAAAAGAGAGTGGTGGCAGGTGTGGGAGCCAGAGAACCCCCCTC